CTGAGCGGGAGGTGTTCCAGCTCAAGGAGCTGGCCCGCCAAATGGGGCAGAGCAACAAGTTCCTGTCGCTGCTGTACGAGGACATCACCTTCAAGAACTTCGTCGAGCGTGGCGCCCGTGGCACCATCGGCAGCAAGATGGAGTGGTTGGCCGCTGCGTCCGCCCGTGCCACCTCGGACCCGACGTTCGGCATGAAGGCCACCTCGGCGGCCAAGCGATACCTGGAGGCCGTGCTCGAGTACTACGCCTACACCGACGCCTCGTTCTCCATCGACCAGTTCGTGCAGAAGATGGAGCAGAACCCGCTCTACGTGCAGGAGGCGTCTGCTGCGGACATGGGCTTCAGCGCCCACAACGCGGGCATGAACCGGGTTGCCCAGGTGCGGTCGGTCAAGGCGACGACCCTGAGCAAGGCCATCATGTCTCCGGTCGAGTCGATGATGGCCAGCAGCAGCGCCTCGGTGAACTCGCTGGGTCTGCTGCTGAAGATCCCATTCCTGTTCACCCGGTTCAACGCCAACGCCTTCATGACCCTGACCGGCCTGAACGGGCTGGATCAGGTGGCGGCCATGCTGCTGGACGGCCGCAAGAAGGGTGCCATCTCCGACATGCTCGCCCGGGTCCGGGGCGAGAACCCGGAGAGCGGGGATCGCTACCACGACATGAGCGATGTCCTCGAGGGCTTCGACCTCACCCGGCCGATGATCCGGATGGGCGTGACCCAGACCGGGCTCATGGCCGCAGCCCTGATGGCCCAGAACTTCGGCCTCGGTGGTGAGGACGAGGAGATGCGCAAGCGCCGTCAGCTGGCGAAGTACCTCAACGGACCGCTGATCATGGATCCGCGTGAGGTGCAGAACGACTTCCTCATGGCTGACGCGCTCTTCCTTGACCAGTTCAGCCTGTTCGGCCTGAACACGATCTTCCAGGACGAGGGCTCCGGCCGGTCGGCTGTCGTGCCGCACTGGATCTTCCGCCAGTTCCTGTCACCGATGATGGGCGTGCAGCGGTTCCTCGAGACCGGGAACTGGGGCGAGATCCGGGCAGGCTTCATCGACGCCGCCTCCGTGGTTCCCTACTCGGCGATCACGCTGTGGAAGGAGGCCGACCTCACGGCCGAGCTCCTCGCCCAGGCCGCGGCCGACGAGAACCTGGACACCTCGGCAGCCGCACAGAGCTCGGCGGTGCAGCTGCTCATCAACATCGCCGGCGTGTACGAGAAGGCGCTGCTGGAGAACAGCTTCGTCAACGCGATCCGCAACGGTGCCGACGAGTACAACCGCAACCCGTGGCTGGTCGCGCAGACCAACGAGACCGGGCAGATCGTCCACGCCGAGGGCCGCAACGACATGCCCCTGCGTACCGATGCGCTGCAGGAGTTCGTGAACGAGGAGGGTGAGGCGGGTGCTGGCTACCGCACCCGCTCCGGCATGGACGCCCAGGCCCACCAGTACGCCGAGAACAACGCGACCTTCGCCCTGCTGGCCTCGGTGTTCACCGGCCAGTTCAGCGGGGACAGCACCTTCCGGCGCAACAACATGGTGGTGGCCGAGAAGACGGTGGTCGTGCCCGAGATCGACCGGGACAAGATCGAGGCGCTGATCCTTTCCGCGTACCAGGGCACGGGCGGTCAGGAGGCCCTGACGTACGAGGAGACCGTCCGCATCCTCAAGGCCGCGGACGAGAAGGCCGGGATCTACTGGAACCAGGCTGACATCGAGGCCCGTGCCGACGTGGTGTACGCGGCCAACTCCGGCAAGATCGGCGCCCTGTCCGTCATCAGTGAGGACGGCAGGGAGATGATCACCCAGGACGGTGCTGACGGGGTGTTCACCTCGCTGGCCGCCGGGGCGCTCGACATCAAGGACATGTCGATGCGCGGCATGTGGATCCCGTGGGAGATGCGGGACGCGATCGCTGAGGACTGGGCGACCAAGCTGATCCAGGAAGGCGTGGACCTGGGCCTCGGCAAGGAGGCGGCCTTCTTCCGGATGAACCGGATCATGAAGGGCGACCCCACCAACCCGGACGTGCCGGGGCTGCGCGACATCATCTACAGCAAGGACATCCCCGGGGACGGCAACGTCAAGTACAACCAGCTGAACATGACCTACATGGTCGGCCCGGATGGGCGCCCGTGGGCCACGCCGTTCGGCCGGCAGAACGTGGCGCAGGCGTTCGGTGTGCCGCTGCCGACAGCCACCAAGGACGCCGGAGCAGGACTGTCCAAGGACTCGCGGGGCAAGCTGGTCGACGACCTGCTCGGGATCAACCTCGGGCTCAACGGGCTCGAGCGCAAGCAGGTCGAGCCCGAGGAGCGTCCGATCCCCGAGCAGCCGCTGCTCAACGCGATGGCCAAGAGCTACACGCCGTCGAGCGGCAGCGCCTGGCGGACGTTCCCACGTCGCAGCTACGGCGGGAGTGGCGGCTACAGCTCGAGCTACTACGGTCCGCGCTTCGAGCGTATGCCGTACATCCCGACCGGGCAGTCGCCTCGTACTGACGGCATCATGCAGATCAACACGAACACCCCGCAGATCCGCAGGGCGCGGGTCGAAGCCGATCGAATCCAATCCGAACGAGGAAGGCTGAAGCAGTGGCAGTAGAGGTGGGCCACGGCCCTGTCATGTCCTTCGAGGACTGGTACACCGACTACAAGGTGGACCCTCGTGACGGATGTCTCGATGTCCGGAACATTGGGCCACACGGCAACGCGCTGTGGCAGCAGTACACCTACTACAAGAACGAGGCCGACAAGCGGCTGGAGAACTACTACAAGCTCGAGATGCTGGTCGACGCTCAGGTGCTCAGCCCCAAGCCCGACCTGCCCAACATCAGCAGCGGGGAGACCGCGGGGCTGGTGCGGCGCATCGCTCGCAACCTCGTGCAGAACTGCCCCAACGTGGAGGTGCTGTCCAAGTTCGACGACGACTCCACGCCCGGCATCTTCGCCCGGCACATCCTCACGTCCAAGATCATCGGCTCGGACGAGTACAGCAACGACATGCAGCAGAACCTGTTCGCCTCGACGAAGACGGCCCTGACCCTGGGCTTCGACGTGGTGATCCCCGCGCTGCTGCAGGATGCGGCCGGCTCCTGGTACATGAAGTACGACAGCATCCACTACCGGGACGCCTTCCCCGATCCGGGCGCCCGGGACGTGCGGCAGGCCGAGACCGTCTTCATCCGCCGCTACCTGACCAAGGCCGAGGTCAAGGCCCTGATCCGCGACGAGACCACCGGCTGGGACACGGCGGCCCTGAAGTCGATGATGAAGCAGGCCCCGTACGGACGGACCCAGGAGTCAGTCGACTTCCAGCGCAAGAAGTTCGGCCTGATCCCGCAGGGCTACGAGATCATCACCTGCTACACCTCGACGGGTGAGCCGTTCCTCACGTTCTGCGCGAACACCAAGTACCTGCTGCGCATCGAGAAGAACAAGCACCCGCTCAAGACCCACCCCGTGCACTTCCTCGTGCTGGAGAAGGACAGCCAGCAGCCGATGGGGAAGTCCCAGGTCGAGCTGCTGCTCGGGCGCCAGGAGTTCCAGGACCTGATGCTCAACGGTGCGATGAAGCTCTGGTACCGCAACATCAACCCGAGCATCATCGGCTACGGCGGGGCGAATGCGGTGCCCAACCTGAGCCCCGGCAAGTACACCCAGATCGCCAACCCGAATGCGCGCATCGAGCCGTTCGAGGTGAACACCCAGACGCTGATGCAGTACGGCACGATCAGCCAGCAGAACCTCGGCTCAATGGTGAACCTGATCGGCAGCGCTGACCAGCAGATGGCGACGCAGGCCGGTGGCGGGATGAGCGCCACTCCGCAGGGTGTTGAAGCCCAGCAGGCGATGGTCGACATCACCACGAACAACTACCAGAAGGCGATCGAGTCCTTCTTCAGCCACTACTGCTCCTACGCCCTGACGATGTACTTCCAGGAGATGAAGGCCGTCAAGAAGGTGCAGCCGACGGCCGAGGCCCGCATCAAGCTGTTCAAGGCTGGGTTCCCCACGGAGAAGATGAACGAGGACGGCACCCTCGACATGGACTTCGAGGAGCTGGCCACCGAGTACTGGGTCCGGGTGGTGCCCGGCTCCCTGGTGGAGATGGAGGACGAGAAGCAGCTGCGCATCCTGAACCAGCTCTTCATCCCGCTGTCCCAGGCGATGCCTGCCATCGCTCAGTCACAGGACCAGCAGATGATGGGCCAGGCGATGAAGGCCATGCAGTACATCATCGCCAAGCAGATCGAACTGTCCGGATCTTCTTCTGCCAAGGACATCGGCCTGCTCTGGGAGGGTGACGTGGAAGCGGTCGATGCACGGGATCAGAAGATCGCCGCGGTCGAGGGTGAGATTCATTCGGTCGAGGCCGGAATGGGCGAGCTCATGACCATGAATGACAACGCCCTGCGCATGATGCAGGAGCAGATTTCACTTCTCCGAGAGGGCCAAGAAGTGATTCTGGAGAAGCTAGGTGTGCAAACTCAGGCATCTGGTGAAATCCAGGGGGAAACTCAAAGAGCTTCCTCGACAGAAATGGGACCTCGCCCTACCGTTATGCCCGCCAGCGCCTGAGACTCAGGCATCCTGACCAAAGGAGATCAGCGACATGGTCGCACCAGTTCAGAAGGACAGCCTGACCGACTACCAGGTCGCTCTGGCCACCTACCTGCGCATCACCAGCCCCGTCGCCGGCATGTTCACCGGCTCCGAGATCAAGCCCAACCCGAACGCCCGGAGCATCCGGGTGCCGGACATCCGCGTGGACGACTACATCGTCGACGCCGACATCAGCCGCATCGGCGCGGACCACTACACCGGGTCGGAGTTCACCGGCGAGTGGAAGAACGGGGTGCCCCCGATCGAGTGGCGCACCTACTCGATGTCCCGCCACCGCAGCTTCGGCTTCACGGTGTTCGACGAGCAGCTGCGCTACTCGCCGATCAAGAACATCGTGCAGGAGTACACCGGCCGCAAGATGCAGACCACGGTCCTGCGCGACCACGACAAGTACTGCCTGCTCGCCGCCGTCCAGGGTCACATGACCGGCAAGCTGGTCCCGCGGAAGTCCACCGACACCCCGCCCCCGGCCACCACGGGCGCCGACCGCATCGCCTGTACGGGCAACGCGGCCGACTACAAGTGGATCGCGGAGCCGGGCGAGGACTTCGACAACCAGATCCAGCCGTCGTTCGCCACCATCAAGGGCATGGCCCTCGATGACGCGAACCCGATGGCGACGCTGGACGCGCTGACCCTGTTGTTCTCGGACAACTGGTTCGACAGCAACTTCGGGAACAACGAGCGCTTCCTGCTCGTCACCTCCGCCCTCGAGCTCGTGTTCATCAACGCGCTCATCGAAAAGGGCGTGGGCACCGAGTCGGCGTTCAAGCTCTACAAGGACGGCGACATCTCGGGCGCGAACGCGGCCGGCTACCTCGGCACCCTCAAGGGTTCGTGGAAGCTCGTCAAGATCCACCCCGAGTTCCTGCCCAAGGTGTACGTCGACACGAACCTGGTGGTCGACCCCGTCGCCACCTCGTCGACTCAGGGTCGCACGCTGCAGCAGGTCATCGCCCTGGCCGCGTACAAGAACGCGATCCAGACGTACGAGCACTTCTCGGATCGTCGCCAGCAGGACGGCGGCACCCGCTTCAAGGGCACCGAGTACGTGCAGGACTTCTCGTACGACTGCTGGGTCATCGACCAGCTCTCGGAGGGTGTCGTGCCGATCTTCCTGCCTGCCACCCCGACCAACCTGAAGGTCGTCGACGACTCCTTCAAGTTCGTCGCTGCCAAGGTCGCCGCGGCTCGCGCTCAGCTGAGCGTCGCTCCGGTCACCTACCCGCTGTCCGGGCCGGACACCCTCAAGTCCCGTCCCGAGTGGTTCCACAGCCCGTACACCTCTGCTGGCAAGCTGGACGCGGCTCTCACCGTCCAGGACGCCGGCGACGTGGCCACGAGCTAGTCTCAGCCCAGACCTACTAGAGGAAAGGCAGAGACATGGAACAGCTCATCGAGCTCCTGAAGCAGATCCAGGAGTTGGCCGGTGTCGCCATCGAGGCCCTGCAGGGCGCCGCTGGCGGCGGAGAGGGTGGTGGCGAGGCCGCACCGCCTGCCGAGGGCGAGGGTGCTCCCCCGTCCGAGAAGATGCAGGAAGGCCCGCCCCAGTAGTAACGACCGTTGGGAGGTGGGCGTCGGTGACGGCGCCCACCTCTCACGGAGGGAGAGATCGTGGCACTGGGCAACACGCCTCGCAAGGAAGTCAACTTCGCCGTCGAGGCGAATCGCTCCTACGCCTTCGGCATCCTGTTCAAGGACCCGAAGGGTGAGTACCTGGACCTCAAGGGGAACCAGATCCGACTGGTCCTCGCAGACTCCCAGCGTCAGGGCTCGGCCGAGCTCGTGGTGCTGGACGCCGTGCACGTGGGCAAGACCCACGGACTGGTGCAGTTCCGCTTCCAGGCCGACGACCTGGCGCTCGAGCCGGGCAGCTACCCCTACGACGTGACCCTGCTTCCGACCAGCGGGTACTCCGCCCCGGTCCTCAAGGGCTACTTCGAGGTTGGGGCGAACGTCGACGAGGACACGTCCAACACCTACACGAACGTCAACACCGGCAGCGACATCACGGTCACGATGAACGACACGGACCTGATCGAGCTGACCATCGAGCGGATCGACGGCATGTACTCGGTCGTCGACGAGATGATCCGCGACTTCACGCAGACCATGACGCACAACCTCGCAGTCGCCCATGACGCGGTGAAGAATGCAGAGGCCGCGGCTGCGCAGTCCGCGCTGCACGCCGACGAGCTGCGGCAGTGGTTGCTCAGCGTGGGCTATCCGTTCTGGCAGGGTCCGAAGTCGCTCTACGACCAGATCCCGAAGCCGGCACCCAACGTGCTCTACCTGATCACAGAGGGGACGATGCCATGACCACGCTTGACACCCGGCCGATGGTGGTCAACGTCAAGCACTACGGCGGGGACACGCTGGTCCTGCACGTCAAGGTGCCCTCGGCGGTCATCGGCGGGCGCACCTTCTTCGCGCAGGTCCGTCACCGCAGGACCGGCCGGAAGATCGCCGCACAGTTCACCGTCATCCCCACGTCGTTCGGGGCTGACATTGTGCTGCACAACAAGGACATCCTGGCGCTGACGGCGCGAGGCAAGTACATCGGCTACTGGGATGTCCAGCTCGCTGCCGCTGATGGTTCCGATCCGGTGACCACTCTCGCCCACGGGGAGATGCGCCTGGATCCCGATGTCACGAGGACTTCTGCATGAGCACTGTCAGCGGTACCGAGGTGGACATTGTCGTCCAGGTCGTTGATGTCGAGATCTCGGTCGGTGAGTACGGACCTCCCGGGCCGCAGGGCCTGAAGGGCGACAAGGGCGACACGGGTGCCACGGGTGCCACGGGACCGACAGGTCCGGCAGGTCCGGCGGGACCGGCTGGCCCGACCGGCGCTGACTCCACTGTGCCGGGACCGGCAGGGCCTGTGGGTCCGGCGGGACCGGTGGGTCCGACCGGCGCTGACTCCACGGTCCCCGGGCCGAAGGGCGACAAGGGCGACAAGGGCGACACCGGAGCCGAGGGTCCGATCGGCCCCGTCGGTCCCGAGGGTCCGATGGGTCCTGCCGGGCCGCAGGGGCAGAAGGGTGACACGGGCGCTGACTCCACCATCGCAGGGCCGGTCGGCCCGATGGGGCCGGACGGAGCGCCCGGACAGATGGGACCTCCCGGTCCCGAGGGTCCGATGGGTCCTGCGGGCCGAGATGGTGACAAGGGCGACAAGGGCGATCCAGGCACGGGCGTGACCATCAAGGGCACGCTCGATGCGAGCAACCCGCTCCCGGCAACACCCAAGGCCGGGGACATGTACCTGGCAGGAACCACGACTCCTGCTGCTGGCTGGCCGAACGGCCTCACCCCGCAGCCCGGCAACGGTCTTGTCTTCGACGGCACCAACTGGCTGGATGTCGGACCCGTCCGTGGTCCGGCGGGTCCGGCGGGTCCTCAGGGCCCTGATGGTCAGCTGGGCCCAACGGGTCCTGTTGGTCCGACGGGTGCAGACTCCACGGTTCCCGGACCGATCGGTCCTGCTGGACCTGTTGGCCCCGAGGGACCGATCGGTCCTGTTGGACCCACGGGACCTCGAGGAGACATCGGCCCGACCGGGTTGACGGGTGCGAAGGGCGATCCCGGCGCCGACTCCACGGCTCCCGGGCCGAAGGGCGACAAGGGCGATCCGGGGCCGAAGGGTGACAAGGGCGACCCAGGTGCTGACTCCACCGTGCCCGGACCCGCGGGGCCGAAGGGTGACAAGGGCGACCCGGGAACGGGCGTGCACATCATCGGGGTCCTCGATGCCACGCATCCGCTGCCCACCCTCGTGACGTCCGGCGACATGTTCCTGGCCGGAGACACCGCACCAGCTGCTGGCTGGCCGGGAGGGCTGACGCCTGATCCGGGTGACGGCCTGGTGTTCGACGGGACTGCCTGGCACGACATCGGTCCGGTCCGCGGGCCCGCTGGCCCTGCAGCGCCCGCCGACGACGACATGCGCTACCGGGGCGACTACATGCCCACCGACGCCTACGCCGTGGGCGACACCGTGCGCACCGCTGACGGGCTGTTCGTGTGCATCACCGCCGTGGCCGCAGGGGCTGGGGCGACCGTGCCCGCCTCGCCGCAGTGGGAGAAGGTCGCCGGGACCGGGGGCGGGGGAGCCCTCGCACTCGACGGCCTGACCGATGTCACCGCCGACCCCGCGACCCCAGCAGGCAAGGTGCTGGGCACGACCGCCGTGGGCGCGTGGGGTCCGGTGGACGCCCCGAGTGGCCTGCCTGACCCTCAAGGCGCGTTCCTATCAGGGACGTGGATGAACACGACCGGGGTCGTCGTCGCGGGGCGCATCAACTTGCGTGACCCCGCAGAGGTCCAGATCGAGCCACACGAACTGACCACACAGGCGGATCACACGGCCCAGATCACAGCGCTTGTGGCCGGGGACGTGCTCGCGGTCACGCATTCGGGTGGGGTCACAACCTGCACCGTCACCGGCCCCGCCGTCATCGAGCCTGCGGACGGTGGCTACCCGCTCACCTACCTGATCCCGAGCACTCGCTCTGGCGATCCTGCCCCGACTCAGTCCAACGTGCAGGTCGCTGTCAGCGTGCAACGTGCCGCCGCAGATGGCGCAGTCCTCACCCTCGCAAGCGGCAAGCCCGAGTGGCAGGCCCCGTCAGGTGGCGGTGGGTCCGGCCTGCCTGCTGGCCTGCTCGGATTCGACCCGGCAACCGTTCCCGAGTGGGACGCGGCCACAACCTACGGCAAGCACAACAGCCGGACCCCGGTCATCGTCCAGAAGGACGGACAGTTCTACGCCTCCAACGTGGACGGCAACGTAGGGCAGGACCCGTCCCGCACCGACAACTCCGGGGCCGCCTACCCCAAGGCCGAGTGGTCGCACCTGCAACTGCTCCAGAACGGCGCCTACTCCGCACGACTGGAGCAGGGCGGCGTGGACTGGTTCCATGTCGGTCGCCTTGAGACTGACCAGATCACGGTCAAGGGGTCGAATCCCGACAGGTATCGCAGTCTGGGCATCACCGACACGTCGATTGACTTTGAGGCGAGGGATGCCAACGAGTACGGCTACGTCAGCATCGACACAGGCGGCCTGTACCTGAGCGGCAACGACCCGGACGGAAAGTTGGACACGGCCTACCCGCTCCTGCTCGGGACCGATGCTCGCGGAGGGATAATCCCCACGGCTCCGACTGACGGGATGCTCTGGACCGAAAAGGGCAAGGTCTACGTCCACACCGGGGGCAAGACCCTTCTGGTGGGCCGGGAGCCGACGGCCACGCTGACTGTGTCGGGCCAGTGGAACATCCCGTTGGCTACGGCGGCGTCGGGCAACCCCGTCGTCGCCGCCTCCGGGGAAGCGCATTTCGTAGCGACTACGTCCAAGGTCACGCTTGGGGTGTCGGTTGCTGACACGGCTGGCACGAACTTCCAGTTGGAGATGCTTGCCGTGCCCGTAGGCGAGCGTGTCCTTGTCACACAGGGCGCCAGCACGTTCGCACTCACTCTGACCCAACTTCCTGCTCTTGCCAATCCCCCATCCGGCAAGCAAATCCGTTTCACCATGACAGCCCCGGGGCTCACGGTTCCGGTGTGGGACACCGCCCAGCCGGTCACAATCACGTTCCCGCTTCCCCGAAAGGACGGCGACACGCTGGTCATCACCGGGGGGGTGCCGACGTGGCAGGCCCCGGCCGGGGGCGCCCCGCCCGAGGTGGCCGTGTCCGCGACCGAGCCCACCGAGCCCAGTGTCCTGCTCTGGGTCAAGATTCCGGGAGGTACGCCGTGACCGAGCAGACCATCAGCAACGTCAACCACGTCCTGACCACGGGCACGGCTGCGGTCGGCACGGTGCCGGGCGGCTGGCAGCAGCCCGACAAGCCGTCTGTTGCTGGCGGCACGGTCACAGCCGTGACGGGCGGGATGCGCTACCAGATCGACACAGGGGCAACCCCGGCCAACGACTACGCCGCCAGCGCCGAGGTTCAGATCACACCCCCGTTCCCGCCTGTGCACACCGATGACCGGACCTACCACATGTCGTGTCTGGTGGAGGTTGCGGCGTGGAACGCCAACGGGAGCCTCTGGGCCGGGAGCGTGTCGCTGGTGTCCGATGGTGGAAGCATCAGCATCGGCACGACCCCCGCCACGACGGGGGTCATCAAGACGAATCAGGCCGTTGGACCCGCGACGCTCAAGGCCGTGATGGAGGGCGCCAACCTGCGGCTCCGGGTACATGTCGGCGTGTCGGTGTTCGGGGGAAGCGCCAAGCCGCTGACCGCTGACCTGACCGTCAAGGACATCACCCTCATCGCGCAGGAGATTGTTGGCGACGCGCCTGCCGCCGCCGCTGACGTGTTCTACCGCGACCCGGCGGACCAGAAGTTCAAGCCGCTCACGACCCTGCTGGCTCAGGGCTTCCCGTGCCCGCCGTCCGGCATTGACCCGGCGACCGCGAAGATCGAGTGGGGCACCGAGTCCTTCATCGAGTTCGACTGGGCGAAGGCGACCGTCGTGGAGAGCACCTACCCGCCCGAGGCGAACCTGCGCGCCGTGCCCGAGGCCAACGGGGTCCGGTTCAAGTGGGACACGTTCAACGCGACGCTCAAGTGGTCCGGTGGCTTCATGGCGACAGTCAAGGAGGGCCCCTACGCATCGTATGAGGTCCCGATCCGCCTGCGCCCCGGGCATAGCATCGCTGGGAACGGGCGCGGGATCAGGGTCAAGGCGAATGTCGATGTCCCCGCCAACATGGCTTCGGCAACCGTCAACGCGATATCCGGGGTGGGTGTTGTCACGCCTGTTGCCGGAACATCCTCGATGGTGCCGAAACAGGTGTGGGCAACGATCGTGAACACACCCCAGCCGGACTACAAGGCGCCGCTGGCAGCAGACCTCTGGACCGCCGTCGTCGACGAGTTGGCTACCCCCGCACCCCGGATGCGCGGCGTCCTGCCGGGGTCGGTCGGCTTCGGCGTATACGGCCCCGCGCTCCCGGTCTACACATCGGCCATCGTGTCCGGCAAGCCGCTGACGAACGCCGGAGGCGCTGACGAGACAACGGTCGTGACGATCGTCGCTGGGGAGATGTACGTCCACGACTTCGGCGCGATCACGCAGGAGGTCGTCGCACCCTGATGGACGACACCACGATCCAGAACGCCCTCGACGCCAGTGGCTTCGCGGGGCTGTTCATCGGCGCCGTCTTCGGGCTGGTCCTCGGCGTGTGGATCGTGACGCGGTGCTGGCGCTGGGCCATGAAGGAAGCAACCAAGTGGATGGACTCTCAGAGAGGGGGCCGCGATGACGGATCAGCCGATGGATGACCTCGACCCGGACGACCCGGACGAGATCGAGTTCGAGGACGAGCCCGACCAGTCAGATCAGGAGATGTGATGGCACGCTCAGTCGAGGCGCGCATCGAGCACATGCGCAAGCACCCACCCGGTCGTGTCGGGAGGTGCGCGGAGACGGTGTGGAAGTCGCTGGACGTGCCCCCGCTGGGTGCCGCGTCGGCCAGCATCGCCGCCGGGAAGGTGCGCCACGCCGGGAAGATGCACACCTCCCACAATCCGCCACGGGGCGCCATCGTCCTGTGGACTGGTGGCTCCCACGGGTACGGCCACGCCGCCCTGTCTCTGGGAAACGGGCGCATCCTCACCACCGACCCGCCCGGACACGCCGGGGGCGTGGGGGAGACTTCCCTGAACATGCCGGAGGTCCGGTGGGGGCACCACTACGCGGGCTGGACGACGTGGTGGGGCAGGGAACTGCCGGGCGCCGCGCAGGGTTCGCCGGTCAACGACCACCCGCACGTCAAGTTGGCCAACCTGCACTTCGGGGCGCGCAACGCTGACGTGAAGATGCTCCAGCGTGCGCTGCACGTCAGCCCGGTGTCCGGGTTCTACGGGCAGGCCACTGACCGGGCGGTCCGGGCGCATCAGGCGCGGCAGGGCTGGCACCCGGACGCCAAGGGCCACTCGTTCGTCGGTGCCCAGCAGGCTCGAGCTCTGGGATTGCTGGTGTCCTGATGGATCTTCGCCCCGTCGTCCAGGTCTTCTGCAATGAGAAGGAAGTCTCGGCGATCTACTCCGGAACACTCTGTGTCTGGCCGGACCCGTGGGAGGATCTGTGGAGCGACGGAGGTCCGGCCTGATGAAGGAGATGTCCAATGGGCAGCAGTAGCGCACCCGAGTTCCCGTTCCCCGGGGGCGTTGCTGGCGCCGAGCCGCCGGACCCCGAGGTCGGCAAGCCCGGCCACTTCGCCTGGTCGAGGTGGATCAAGGCGTTCGTGAAGAAGCTGGATGCCGAGACCGTGAAGCGCTCGGGCGACGTGATGACCGGGCTGCTGACGCTGGCCGGCGCACCGACCGCGGCCAACCACGCCGCCACGAAGGCGTACGTGGATGCCTCGCAGCGTCCGGTTCCGATCGGAGCCATCATGGCTTACGGCGGCACCACGGCACCCAATGCCGAGTGGCACCTGTGTGACGGATCGAGCCACGGCTCGACCGCCCTGCAGGCTGTGACCGGTTCGGCCAGGACCCCTGACCTGCGGGGCCGGTTCATCGTCGCAGCCAACTACTTCGGTGGTGACGCCCCGGCGCTGTCCCCGCGATCGGCCTACGCGGTCAACGCCACGGGAGGTGCGGACGCTGTGGCGCTGACGGCCAACCAGTCCGGCATGCGCCAGCACGGGCACGTCGTCGACCCACCCAATGCGGGGACCACAGCCATGCTCAGCAACCAGGTGCACAGCCACGGGGGCTGGACCGGTGGCGGTGGCGACCACGTCCACCAGGTGAAGCTGCTCGACGGCAACGCCAAGGACGCCACGGATGGGCAGGGTGTCGATTCCAGTCCCTTGCAGGGGTGGAACAACTACCCGCCCAACGGAGAGACGATCGGCGGGCAGGGTGCGCACAACCACCCGATCGGCATCGGGGACACCAACATCGACCACTCGCACCACGTCAACATCCCGGCGTTCTGGTCGAACAACGAGGGCCCGTGGAACGCGGCCGAGGCCCACGAGAACCGGCCGCCGTACTACGCCTTGACGTACATCATCAAGAAGGCGTGACATGAGCGACGACTTCATCAGCCTCAAGACGGTCGGGGTCCACAAGATCCGGACCAACACCGACGTGCGCATCGACATCGCTGGCCACACCAACTGGGAGGCCGAGGTCCCCAGCGGCCGGCACCTGCTGGCGATGTATGCCAACCTCGACCTGCCGCCCGCGGGAAGCCCGCAGCGGGATGCCCTCTGGTACGGCGGGGTGCGGACCTGGTACAACCAGATCCCCGAGAACGACATCACCGGCGGCAACGGGCCGGTGCCCTGCGCACGGTTCGGGGAGCAGCACCAGCTGATCTCCCACGTCTGGCCGCACACCGTGGACCGCAGCAACTGGGAGTTCCTGCTGCGGGTGTACGCCTTCAACTCGCACGGCAACCTGATGAACTTCGAGCTCGAGCTCGAGACCAGAGAGATCAAGATCATTGGAGACCTGAGATGAGCTTCAAGTCAGAGCAGGGCAAGCTGCAGAAGCAGGGCTACTCCAAGGAGTCGGCCGGGAAGATCCTCGGTGCGGCTGCCCAGAAGGCCAAGCACCCGAGTCCCGCGCAGAAGCGCGTGCTGAAGGCACAGAAGGGGAAGTGACCGTGACGAGCATGGAGAGCTGGGACGACGAGGATGAGATGGGCGTGGCTTCTGCCTTCGTCATGGGTGTCCTCATCGGCTCCGTCTCCATCGGCATCATCAGCGCGGCGATCATCTGGAACGCGGCGTCGGTGGTGGCAGAGGCTGTTCGGAAGGTGAGGGGCTGAGATGGGCTTTCTGGATCGACTCAAGAGTTGGATCACCGGAGATGACGAGCCGGCCGCCCCGGAGCGCAAGCCTGTACAGGGGCCGTCCCAGCCGTGGCCGGGCCTCGGAGCGTCTTCTCCGCTCCAGAAGGCGACGGGTGCCAAGCCTGCGAACCCGTCGACGTGGAAGATCTCGTCACCGGGGACTGACAAGTACGGGACTCCTCGGGCCATCACGGAGTCGATGCCGAAGGAGTTCGCTGCGGCGGTGACCGCGGGGCCCCCGAAGCCCACGGCTGCCGAGTACCAGGTGCTCAAGACGCTGGGCTGGGAGTTGCCCACGGATGCCGAGTCACCCACGTCACCGGAGTCGCTGTTCAAGACTGAGGACCCGCGCACCCTGGTGTCCTACTCCTACCTGCCCGAGCAGCAGGAGGTGGACCGGATCACCGAGCTGTACAAGGACATGCCCGGGTACAAGGCGCCGGCCGATCCGGGCAACCGTGCGATCGCGGAGCGCCTGGACCGGGGCGGCTACCTGAAGGAGCCGTTGGAACCGGAGCCGAAGCCACTGGTCACCCAGGAGGCATCGACCGCTGCGCTGACGTGGGAGGCGTATGACGCCCTCCCGGAGGACCAGCGTGCGGCCGTCGACTTCAACACCCTGCTGGTCCGTGCACGGGAGGCGGACATCGGGAAGTCCTACATCGAGAAGGCCACCCCGGAGCAGAAGGAGATGTACAACCGGGATGTCGAGGCTATGTTCGGCAAGACCGGGGGGTCGGAGAAGTACGCGCCCAACACGGTGGCACTGCTCAAGCAGATCGACTTCAAGGCCGTGGGTCAGGACCTCGACGAGTACCTGTCGCTCGAGCGCGGGTTCACCGTGTCGGAGCTGAAGAACTTCACGCTCAAGGATGTGCCCGAGCTGAACCAGCTGGGCGACAAGAACACCTCCTACGCCACGGTGCGCTCGACCACCAACCGTGAGGCGTTGGACGCGGCGACGGTGGCGAAGTCCAGCGATGCAATCGCCAAGGTGATGACGGACGCCAACCAGGTCCTCGGCAACTTCTACGCTTCGTCCGAGTTGGCACGAGCGGGGCAGGTCTCGGAGTACGGAGCCGCGGCGGCTCCGGTCTCGGAGGCCATGACAGGCTTCCCGCTCGTGGGCGAGGTGAACGAGAAGGACCAGTTCTTCCAGACCGCCTACTCAGCCGCCACGGCTGGGCGCATGGACGAGGTCTGGATGAAGATCCAGGAGAATGGGCTGTCCCAGGCCGACGTGGACGAGCTCTTCACCTACTTCGACCAGCGCTCGGCTGACGAGGCCCGGTACGGTCGGCCGAACGGACTGTTCGACAACACCGAAGGCGTCACGTACATGGAGCCACAGGCGCTCCGAGAGTCACTAGGGTGGGGAGGCTGACATGGCAGCACCGAAGAAGAAGCCTGATCCGATCCTGACTGCGCCCACGGGCAGGCGTCCGGCTCCGAAGCTTCCCTCCAAGACCCCGGCCAAGGGCAAGACCCCGGCCAAGGGCAAGACCTCGTCCTCCAAGGGCAAGACCTCGGCCAAGGACAAGATCTCTGCCGCCGAGAAGCGTGCCGTCAAGAGGGACAACGACGCCAAGAAGGCTGCTGGCAAGAAGTACCTCGAGGGTGCAGCCAATCTCGAGGTGCAGGCCAAGGCCCTGATGAAGGCCATCAAGGAGAGCTTCGCCAAGAGCAGGGACCAGAACCTCGCCGACATCGACAAAGTGCTCGGAGAGCAGCTGACCACCCTGACCGAGGGCTCCCGGCTTCGCGGCCTTGACCTCGGGCGCGCGGCCACGGACACCGACAAGGCCACGGCGGGCCAAGCCGAGAGCACGTTCAGCAACCTCGTGCGCGAGCGCCAGGACTCGATGGTGGGCATCCTTGAGCAGGGCGCCGGCGAGACCGACGCGATGCGGGCGATGGTCATGTCGGCGCGCAACTGGCAGGGCAACGCCCAGGAGGGCAACCGTGCCTACTTCGACACGATGCAGAACATCAACTCCTCGATCACCGACCTGAACGTGGACACCAAGACAGCACTCGCCAACGCCTCGACCAGCGCGGAGGCCGATCGGGAGCGGATCTGGCAGGACTTCTTCAACCGGCGTAGCGAGGCGTTCACCTCCTACGGCAACATCCGTGGCCAGCAGGCGGACATGTACGCCCAGGCCAAGGAGATGGGTGTCAAGCCCAAGAAGGGCCAGGAGAAGACTGCCGAGGATGCCATGAAGCAGGCGTTCAAGGACGCAGCCTCCGAGTCCGGGAAGTCCTACGTCAACAAGGGCCTGCCTGACTGGATCAAGGACTACACCGGGATGGAGCAGGTCAAGACCCGGCAGGAGAACAGCAACCTCGCGGCAGCCCTGACGATCGACCCGATGGCCAAGGCTGAAGGCGCGACGCTCAGGAAGTGGGATGCAGCATGAGCCAGAACCCCGAGGTCCAGATGACCCTCGACGAAGCGGTCGCTGAGATCCTCGGTGGGCTGACCGGGTTGGACCTGACCTACGATCCCGAGCTCGACCGCTACCGGGCGGTGACCCGTCAGCTGAACAGGGCGCTGCGGGCCACCGCACTGGACAACGAGTGGAGCTACTACGCCTCCACGCTGGCCCTGGGCGTCGTGATCCCCGGGGAGCGGGAGCTGATGCTGCCGATGAACCAGCGGCCCCGGATCGTCAACGACGATGCGGTGCGACTGGTTGACACCTCGGTGGGGCGCACCATCAAGTGGGCGTACTTCCTGCCGCGTGACGCCCTGCACAAGTACGAGGACCGCAGCGGCCTGTGGTGCTCGGTGACCCGTCGCAGCGTGCAGTTCTCCCGAGCTTTCTGGCCCAGCGAGAAGGGCCTCGAGGTGCAGATCCCGGTGATGCGGGAGCCCAGGATGTTCCGGTTGCCCGAGCAGGGCGAGGAGGTCCCGGAGAACATCCGCAACCAGCCGGTGGACTTCGCCTATCCGGACCTGACCATCGCTCGGGCCGCGTACTTCTACGCCCAGGCGGACCCAGTCATGCAGCCGCGGGTGCAGACCCTCGAGCAGGAGTACAAGACGCTGCAGTACGCGCTCATCGAGCGCGACACGCAGATCACCGACACCCCGTACCAGAACGAGTTCCGGCTGGGGATCCAGAACGGCCTCATGGGGGATGCCTACGCCCACCTGCACCCGCACTCGGACACGATCTAGGAGCCCGGCATGCCCGGTAAGCAGAAGGTTCCGATGCCGATCGACCGACCGCTGTCGCGCGCCTACCTGCGCGGATTCACCGGATGGTCCACGGCCTACCCTCCGGGGCAGTCGGACCCCACCACGCTGCGGCACATGGACAACATGCTGGTCGACCGGAACGGGGCCCTGTCCGTGCGGCCCGGGATGAGGTACCTGTCCTACCGGAAGTCCCCGGACATGAACTCCCTCGTGGAGGGGGAGCTCGGCCTGCCCTGTGACAGGCAGCTGGTCGGCACGCAGGAGCCGTTCTACACCTCGGACGGGTCGAAGGCGCTGCTGTTCGGAGTGCGGGAGACGGACGGCACGGTGGGCTTCAGGGCCATCCTGTTCCGGGGTGCGATCACCGTGGTGCACCGGCTGACCGATCCCGAGATCGGGTTCCAGATCCCACAGGGTGAGTCCGTGCTGAACTTCAGCAAGGCCACCACCCATGTCGAGTACCTCCAGATCAACAACCGGATCATCGCCCTGTCGGACGCCGGCGAGGCCATCCGGATGTTCTTCGTGGGCGGGGAGAAGGTCGCCAAGAAGCTCAACACGATCAACGTGCCGAACTTCGAAGACAACAACAAGCTGTCCGTGGTGCACCCCGCGGAGTCCTGGATCAGCAAGCGCTCGTACACGGCCCGCTACAACTCGCTGAGGAACCCGTCCTTCGAGCTCGGTGCCGACTACTGGACCCCGTCCGCGCAGTGCGCCGTGGCGCCCGGAGGATCGCCCCTGATCGAGGGCCGGTCGCTCGAGCTGCGATCGCTGCCTACCCGGACCAACATGCAGACATCTCCGCTGCACAACGTGTCGGTCACGGGCATCGAGGGCTGGCACTCGCACAAGACCTGGGGCAACCCGAAGATCGGCAAGGACGGGGACTGGCTGAAGATCAGCGACTCCAAGGGCAAGGGCCTGTTCCTGGCGTACGGCGCCAAGCTGTACAAGGGTGTCGTCGCTGGCGAGAAGTACCAGGTGGCGCTCGACTACGCCTACGGCCCTGACGTCACGCCTGTGGTGGTGCTGACGTTCTACAACGCGGCCGGTGCCAAGATCGGCACGAGCACCTCGCTGGAGATGCCCCGGAGCAGCGCCCGGTACGTGAGCAAGGGCATCACGGCCC